TACCATATAAGATAAAACATTCCGGCGAAAAGCATAGCGCAACACCATAGCGGCGCGTTGCGCTTATTTACACGGACACCGAAGCCAAGCCGAAAGCCGCGACGTGGAAAGGGGAACGCGGGCGGCGCTGTCGGTGTTAGTCTATATCCGGTTTGCCTTCGGTTTCAATCAGTCCGATATATTCTGGAAGATTGAAAACGGCGGCTTCGATCAGTTTGTCCAAGCTGTCCGGATCAAGGGTAAAGCCCTTTTCTTGCAGGAATTTCACAACGTAGGCTTTTTTCTCTTCGCCGCGTCCGGTTCCGTTGTAAAGCTGTTCAGCGGCTTCAACGGCAACCGTTACCCACAATTTGATTTGCTCCAGCTTGTCTGCGTCGATTTTGCCTTTCAGCCACGGGATCACAAATGCAGTAATCACCGCTACGACAAGGGCAATAATAGCTTCCATAATGGGAGTAAGATCAATCATTTATAAAACCTCGCTTTCATCTGTATCCGTTTCCGGTTCGATTTGTTCTTTTTTCTTTATCCTTGCGACGATCACTTCGGAAACACGTTTCAGCATCAGCGCGCCGCATTCGATCACGACGGCGGAAAAGTAGTATTGAATAAGCGTCGTTTGCTCTATTTCTGTAATGAGAAAAGAAACATACTGTGCCGTAATGAAGATCACCGTCGTAACGCCGATTGCAACGATCGTTTTTGTCGCGAAGCGTTCATTCGCAAGGAATTTCTTTTGACGCTTTCCGCGTCTTGAATGTAGCTTCATATTTTCCCCTTTCTATTGCACAGCTTCGCACGGCGTGCAATCAGCTAACGCGCACGTGCGTTTCTGTGTGTTAAACAAGTGTTAGATCGGACAACCTAACCGCCGCGACAACCACGCCGCCGTAGGTAATCACGGCGCGATCTCCCTTGATTTCCTTTACGACGTGATCGCGGTCATACACGAAAGAAGCAAGGCTTTTTCCGTCGTAGGTTTTCGCGCCCTGCTTCAAGCGAACCTTGCTTCCTGCCTTCACGAAAGCCGCCGTCCCGCCGCTTCCGGTCGTGATAAAAGCGTCAGAATATCCCGCCGCTTTCAGCTTTGCAAGCATTGCTTCGGCGTTCGCCTTCTTGCTGAATGCTCCCACCTGTACTTTGTAATAGCCGCCCGTATTCACGACGTAGGTATCGAAGCCCGCCGCCTTCAATTTCTTTTCCAGCGCCTGTGCGTTTGATTTCTGCTTGAACGCACCCGTCTGCACCTTGTAAAGCGTACCCGATCCGGTCGAAGGCTTTTCCGGCTCCGCCGTCGAAGCGCCCAGCCTCTTATTTACCTCCGCCGCGATCGCGCCGTGCCTGTTATACAGGTAATCGCCGGGGCAAGCCTTATTTGCGTAATCCCTGTGAACCGTCATATTACAACCGTTCTTGTGGTTTACGCGGTCGCTTTTCTTTGTACTCCATACCAGCTTTTTGATCCCGTTTCTACGGCAAATATCCGTTACAAGATCAAGAAGCGCGGCGTATGCCTTATCGGTAACGGCGTAAGGGTGTTTTGTGTCGCTTGCCACTTCGATTGTAACGGCTCTTTGGTCGTTTGCTTCGTTTGAACTGCACCACGAACGATCCTTTTCTTTAACGGAATTTCCGATCGAACCATCCTTCCCGACAACGTAATTCGCGGAACATTCCCGATCGGTAGTTGCGAAGTAATCGCAACCCTGCTTCGCTGTAACCTGTCCGACGTAGCAATGAATTGTGATCGTGTCGATTTTATGATTTCGCGGGCTTGTTCTGTTCTTCGTGATCCTTGTATAGCCCGCCAGCGTGCTGTTGCTCATTCTGGATACCTCCTAAACACAAAGACGGAAACGACTCATTTATAAACCGTTCCCGCTCTTTTTTTCATTTGTTATCAATTTGTTGTTCGATATGGTCAAGTCGCTTATGCGCCTGTTTTGCCGACGCTTCAACCGAAACAAGCCTTCCTACGAAATCCGTATTTGTCTTTCGCTGTTCTCGCTGTTCCGCTTTCACGTCGTCGATACCGCCTTTGATGTATCCTAATTCCGTAAGGATTGTTGCGTCGCTCTTTGCCTCCTTCGTTTTGTCGTGATCCCGATTTCGAACGAATGCGACATAGCCGAACACAATAGCGCAAACCGCGCTAATTACGGAAAGGGCGGTTAAAATCCCTTCTTCCATCGGTTATGCCTCCCTTCCTGTTACTTCTTCCCATTGCCACAAGGAAGGTGTATCTGGCGGATACACGCAATTTGGCATATCCGCTTTTGCAAGATAGACTTTTCCTTTGTAGCTGTAATATTTCCCGTTCTGGACGTTTACGACGATCCCCGCCGTTTCCGGATAGGGGATCGGATCGTCAATCGTTCCCGTGTGTGTAAGCTCTATAAGGCGGTAATAAGCGAAGGTCGTTTCAACGGGATAAGAAACGGCGTTCGACGTGTGCGGCGCTATAATCTCGTAATAGCGTCCGTTGTACTTGATGATTTCGCCCACAGTGTTATAGGCGTGCGCGTCCTCATATTCCGGATATTCGATAACCTCCGCCGATTGCAGGATCATAGCGTCGGAAATGACGTTCGTTTTTGCCGCGCGATCCTGTGCGATCTGTGCCTTGAACGACAATGCAAGAAGGGCGGCGGCACTTTCGCCCGCCGTCTTTACTTCTTGTGTTTCTTTCTTTACTTCCTGCAATTCCTTCTTGATTTCCGCGTTTCCGCCGCCGTCTTTGTTATGTTTCACGCTCATTCAAAATTACCTCCGATCCCCGATACCCAGCACGCGGTCAGCGCGTCGCCGCGCTCCACGGTTACACGGATATTCAAGCCAAATTGAACCGCCGTGTTGGTTTTGTTCTTGAATACGTGTGCCAGTCCTGCGATAACTGCGTTTGTGCAATCCTCCCAAATAGGCGCTACGTCGTAAGGATTGTTGCACGCTTCAACCTTAAACGTGCCGCCCGCCGGAATATCCCTGTTTACTTTGATATTGCACCGCGTCGGCTGTCTGTTTGCCTCCAGCGGCTCCGAAAGGGAAATTACAAAGCTGTTGATCGCCTTTGTGAACGTGAGTGTTCGCGTTGCGCTGTTTCCGGCGCTGTCGGTCGCTACAATCTCGATCGTGTGCTGGGCGTTTGTCAGCGCGGTAAAGGTATCGCCGCTTACGGAAAGAGTAAGCGTTGCGCCCAGCGTGATATTGTTTCGTGTGTTAAACGGGCTTCCGTCGATCTTTTCTACAACGTTTACAACGTCCTTATCCGGATCAGTAACGCTATATTCATAGGTGAAACCCTCGCGCTTCACGCCAAGATCGGCGTTCTGTCCGCTGATAACGGGCGGCTGATTGTGAATTACCGCGATCGCTCCGCTTGTCGTGTACGCGGAAGAATTGCCCGCCGTGTCAACCGCCTTCACGCGGTATTGCAGGGTGTTCCACGCCGTCGATACCATTTCCGAAAATGTGCGCGCGGCAGAACTCTGAACCTGTGTCCACGATCCGCTGTTTGCGCTCCGCTCGAAAACATAGGTCAGCGCGTCGCCGTCCGGATCGGTCGCCGCCGCGCAAGAAATTTCGATATTCTGCCCGCTGTAACATTGTTTCGGTGCTGTAATGCTGGGCGGCGCAGAAGGTGCGGTATTGTAGATAATTTCATAATTCCCGCTTGAATTCGGATTGTCAGATACCAAGATTGAAGATTTCAGATTGCAAAGCGGGCGAACGCCCCAGTTCCCGTTGTAAGCGCCGCCGTAGTTGCTCAACGTGCCGTCGGAATGGACGCCGCGGACGAAGTAGGCGTTCGACGAATTAGGCGTGCGAAGCCACCAATACCAGCCGCTTGACGTGTTCAGACTTCCGTTTGTGTATTCCGAATTTTTTACGCATTCCGCCGTAGGGTAGGCGACGCGGGAAGCGTCGTTGCTGAATAGGGCAAGGCGTGAACCCTCTGCAATTCCGTTTTCGTTTGCAAGCCCCACTTCGGTGGTGGACGCAAGAAACATTTTCGCCGTGAAGGTTTCATAACTGCCGCCGTCCGTTGAAGATTTTACAACGGTAAGCGTTGTGTTCAAAAGCTCCGCAACAAACTTCGGATCAAGCATAGCAAGGAAGCCCGCCCAAGCGTCGTACTCGTTTTTATTATCCCATACGTTCGCATTCGTCGGCGGCGCGTCCTGCCCGTGCTTTGCGCTGTACCATTTTCCCGCCGTTGCGTTGCTGTTCAGCCATTGCAAAATATTAGAATGAATGTGCCTGTTGTTGCCGTAATTCTTCCGGTCGCTGTTGCTGTTACTCGGTTCCTTTGCATCTGAACACATAAGCTGGATAATCTTTTCGGCGATCAGCGTAACGGAATTCGCCGGATACCCGCTATGGTTCTTATCTGCAATTTTGAATACTATCTTCGCACCGAAGCGCGATTGATACGCCGAAAGAACCGGAACTTCGATTTTTGTTCCCACGGCAAGGGAACTTAATGCTTTTGACATTTTTCCGCCTCCTTTGAATTGAAAAGCCTGTTGTAATAGTGATCCGTTCGCCGGATCAAGTGATAACAATTTCCCTTTGCGGCGTGTCCCCGCCAGCTTTGATAGGATTGTTCGACGGTCGCCGTCGTGATCTTTCCCCGCTCCACAAGTCCGCGCATTTTCTTCAATTTGCGCTTCATATTGTTTTTGCTTCGGCGGCGTACCTTCCGTATAACTGCGCCTGTTTCGGTCAAATAAGTGTGAAATCCCAAGAAATCCACCCCGTTCCGAAGCGGGTAAATGTTTGTTTTATTGTTCAAGGACAAGCCGATCGCGGCAACGTGTTTTTCGATCTCCGCGCGGCAATACTGCAAATAGGCTTTATCTTCGTGTATCAAGAAGAAATCGTCCATATATCTTCCGTAGTATTTAATGCCCAGCTTTTCCTTGATGAAGTGATCTAAATTATTGAGGTAGAGAAGGGCGAAAAGCTGTGAAGATTGATTTCCGATCGGTATTCCGACGTTTCCTTCTGTGCTGTCGATTATCATTTCAACAAGCCACAAAACGTCCGGATCGGTTATTTTCCTGCGGATTAAGGTTTTTAACACGTCGTGCCTAATGGAATAGAAGTATTTTGATATATCACCCTTCAATATCCACCCGTCAATTCCGTTTTTCCGGTAAAACCTCCGCAAGAATTCTTGAAGCCTGTCTAACCCGTAATGCGTTCCTTTGCCTACTTGCGAAGCGTAGTTGTCCGTGATGAATGATCTTGTAAGGATCGGTTCAAGCACGTTATCACAAAGCGAATGTTGAATAACCTTGTCTTTATAGGCATTCGACATAACCACGCGGCGCTTTGGCTCGTACACCTCGAACGTATTGTACGGCGAAAGCGTGTATTTCTTCGTTTGTAGCTGGTAGCGTAACAGGTTCAGTGCTTCAAGAAGGTTTACTTCAAACTTTGCCGCCGCTCCTTTCCACCTCTTGCCTTGCCGCGCCTTTCGGTAGGCTCTGTATAGGTTCTCGAAGTTATATATCTTCTCGTAATCTGTCATAAAAAATATCCTCGCTGTTTGTAGCCTTTGCCTTCCGCCGCGCGGAATGCTCCGGCATCGGCGATCCTGTATTTGCCCCCGCTGTGGATCGCGGCGGCGGGATACACCTTCCTTTGATGATGGTATTCTGCTTTCGGCTTGCGCCTACTCGATCTCATTTTCCACCGAAGCGGGCGAACGCCCCTGTTCCCGTTGTAAGCGTTGTTGTTGTTCAACGTGCCGTCGGAATTGACGTTGCGGACGTTGTTGGCGTTCGACGAATTAGGCGTAACAAGATGTACCCCAAACGGTTCACCCTCTCGCACGATCCCGCTTTTTCCATGCGGCTAACATATACTTCACGTCAAGCACAAGTTTAGACCAATATTCGCAACTGCTCGTTGATATGAAGCCCTGTTCGTGCGAAAGCTCTATGAAAAATAGAAGCTCCTTGCAATAGGTCATCGCCTTCGCTTGAAGCCTCTGCCGTTCCTTGAATTCCTGCGCGTCCAGAAGGTTTAATTCGTTTGCCTCCAGCGCACATTCGTAAATATCCACCGTTTTATCCTGTATTCTGTTCACAAGGGTAAAACGGTATTTCTTCGGGAAGCGTTCTGTCGAATTTGTGATCGTGAATGTGTGCTTGATTAAATCTTTGCACTTCACGATTACGTTAAATTCCGAAGGTTCCTTTCTTCCTCGTTCTTGCCTCTGCATTTATGCACCGTCCTTTTCGTATGCGGTCGATCAAAACGGTATCGTCGGCGCACCCCTCGAAATCAAAACCAACCGCCGTAACGAAAAGCGTTGCTTTGCTTCCGGTTACAGTCGTTCCCGTGATTGTCAAAGTATCTTCGCCGCAATGCTCGCACGGCGGCGAAAGCTCGACAAACAGATTTCCTATAATGCACGATAATTCCGCCCGTGTGCAAGCGTACCGTTTTAGCATTCGATACGCTGTAAGCTCTCGTTCCATACGCCCGTTGTATTCACACCGGAAAGGTCGTCAAACAGGATAAGGAACGGATTTTCGGTTATGTCATTGAATACGACAGCTTCGATCAGATCGACGCGGGCGGAAAGCGCCGTAATCATATTCAGAAGATTTCCCGCCGTGTTTTCGTCCAGCACGTCCTGCAAGCCCGCGAACCAAGTATCAAAATCGGTTTGCGCCTGTGTCTTGAAGTCTGCGAAATACTCTTCCAGCGCGTCGTATTGTGTATTGCCCTGCAATTTCAAGGAATTCATATACGAAACAAGGGAATTGTACTCCGCCGCGCTGTTGCTTTGATATTCAGCGAACCACGCTTCAAGCTGTGCGTTAAATGCTTCCGTGTCGATCTGATCGACAACGGCGGCAACAACGCCGCAAACGGAAGTATCCAGCCGCTTGTCCGTGATCTTCGATCCTGTAATTGACGTAACACCCGCACCGATGTAAATATCCGCAAGCGCCAATTCGTAAATATCCGCGTCCCGCTCGATATTCGGCGCGGTAGGGGAGGCGGAAGGGGAAGAGGATTTCACCTTCACCGAAATAAGGCGGTTCGTCAAGTCCCAACGGACGACAACGCGATCAATCCGGTTCAAAACGCCGTCAGCCGTTGCAAGCGTCAAGGAAAGGTCGCTTGTGTTGTTATAGAAATAGCCGTTGATCCACGCTTTGCCCGCCTTCACGGTTACTTGCATTCCGTTTCCCGCTACAACTTGAAGCCCCGTTGAAGGAAGCGGGAAAACGCCGTTTCCGATGAACGAAGCGAAATACGAAGCCCAATCTTCGGCTTTATATTTTCGGTCGCCGGATACGCTGTTAAAAAAGCTCGATTTTTCCATATTTACACCCCTTTATTTTGTAATCTGCCGTATTTGCGTTAAAAGCGCTGGCAAGCTCTCGCCGAAGGTAATATCAATCTCTTCGACGTTGTTTTGATAGGTTTCCGCGATCTCTGTTATACGAACGTCAATGCGAATTCCCCAACGCTTGTTTACGCAAGTAACGCGGTCGCCTAAATCGTAATCGGTTCGGTAGATCAAATTTGCGAAGGTGTTTACCTTTGAACCGAACGAAAGCGTTTCCGCATACTGTTCCAATTCCTCCGCGCCTCTGGCGGATAGAAGCGCTAAATACTCCGGATCGGTCAGCGTTACTTTTTCGCCGCCTTCTTTCTCGTATTCCTGCACAATATCGGTGGCGTTTATGAATACCTCTTCACGTTCTAACCCTGCTGCCGTTCCGCCTACTTCGGCAACCTTGCGCGCAATGCCTTCTTTCTCTTCACCGCCGACGAACGCCGTTGTTTTTAGGTTTTCAATGCTGTTCGTGTATTCCTGCTCAACGATATTATCAAATTCTTGTGAGAAGATACAAGGCGCATTCCCTGCGGTATTGCCCGCTGTAAGGTCGCGCCCCTTATAGACGGAAAAGACGTGCGCGCCCGTCCGTGCGTCTGTCCGCATTCGTATTCCCAACTTTGCAGCCTTTGCCGCTGTTTCCGCCGCAAGCTGTGCGTTCGTGTACTGCTCCGAAGTATAGTCGATCCGTCCGCTTCCTGTGTCGCCGTCGTCGGTCGCGATCGAAACGTTCGGAATTTTTCGCGCGCTGTCGTTCGGGCTTGTTATGTTCTCCCGTACAATGCGGTAAAGAATACTTTGCGTGGTGTCCTTCGTGATAATCTGCTTCTTAACGATCCGTTTCCCGATCCAAGCAATAAGGAACTTCCCTTGAACCTCGATTTCCTCCAGCCCCTGCGAATTCTTCGTGATATGAACATATCGGATTTGCGCCGCTTCATCGTCGCCGCGCTTCATAATGATATTGTTTTTCACAAGCATTCGGGAATGCTCTTCGGTGAAGGGAACAAGAAGCTTGAATTCTCCGCACGTCCAATAGCGCCGCGTCCAGATCAGCGAAGCGATCTTTTCGACAATCCCTTGAAGTACCATATCGGAAGAATAAACGTATAATTCCATACCGCTACACCCCCAAATACAAGTTATTGTGATAAATAGATACTTCGAGATTTTCCGCGTTCGTGTCCGCTGAATACCGAAAAAGGTTATCACCCACGGCAAGCTGTAAATATGAACTGTCAACGTCCAAATAACGGAAAGCGTCACTTTCAACGCCGCCGCTTAACAGCTTCACCGATTTTTCACCATATCCCGTTGATACGGTCAGCACGTCGCCCGCTTCAAGCGAAATATTCGCTTTTATGAACTCCTGTGTATTGACGTTCAAAAGCTGTGGATTTGTCAGCGCTCCCAGCGCGCGGAACTCGATACGGATACCGCTTTTCACGTCGCCGGAATTAAATACGTTCACGATCAGCGACGGCTGGCGGTAGCCGATTTCCCAATCCGGCGTTATCTCCAGCCCGTCCGGAACAGGGAATTCAAAGCCACCGATCCACGTTGCTATATCCTCGCGCGTTTCCGCCTCTTCACGCCAAAACGGATTAAGGCACGAAAGCTGGATCGTAAATTGCTCGAAAATCGTTCCGCGCTTAAAAATAGGCGCGTTGTTGATCGTGCAATCGATAACCCGCTTGAAGTCGCCCAATTCGTAAGTAAGCGTCGCCGAATACTGCGGATTTAGTATCCGGTTCAGATTGCGGCGCAATTCCTGTATTGCGATCTTGTCCCGCTCCTTGATATGCCCTACGATGTCAATATCGCGGCTTTCAATGCGGTATCCTAAATAGGTGTCGCCGTCCTGCCCCATACTGTTTGTTGAGTAAATAGCGTTCTGTACGTCGGACAAGCCGGAAACGTCCTTGAAGTTTACGTGATAAGAAGAAGCAGGGGAAAAGACAATGCTTTCCCCCCGCTCGTTTGTATAGGTCAATTTCTCTTGTATTTTCATTAGGTCATTACCTCCCGCGCGATCATTCTAAACTGCCGCGCCGCCTCGCGCTGTTGCTGGGCGTAGGAAGTTTCGTTCGCGTAGATGTTTTGCACCACCTCGAAACGTGTTTCCGGTCTGCCGCCCTTGCGCGGGCGTGGATCGTCGTTATCGGGAACGGCGTTGTCCGTTGCCTTTCGGATTGATTTTTCAACGCCGCGCATTTCCCGCCCGAAGCCTTCGCCAAGCCCTTGCGCCATATACGCGCCGATACCCGCAAATACTTTCGACGGGGAAGCGATCTGCATTTCATCTTCAACCGCCGCGACAATTTCGCGCATCATTGCACGCACGCGGCTTTCCAGCCAGCCGGACATATTTTGAAAGCCCTGCCAAATTCCGCGCACCATATCTTCGCCCGCCGCTGTGAATTCCGACACGAAGGAACGAAGCTCCGTCAAAATAGGCTGTACGATTTGCGCCACCTTGCTCGTGATCTGCGGGATACCCTGCACCATTCCGGAAGCAATATTCTTGTCAATCGTAATGCCTGCTTCAATGAATTTCTGATTTTGCGCGTTGAAGGCGGTAATAATGCTTTGCGTGATCTGCGGTATCTTTGCGGTAATTTGCGGGATCGCGGTTATCATACCGGAAGAAATATGCCTGTCGAAGTCCTGTCCGGCTTGATTGAGTTTTTGCGCCTGTGCGGTCAGTCCACTTATAACCCGCTCGACAATCGCGTTCACTGCTCCGGAAAGTCCTTCAATGTTTGCTATAATGCCATCGTTCACGGCGCGCACCGCTTCGGCGGCGGTAAGTTGTCCTGCTCCGCCCATTGCGGCGGTCATATCAGACGAAACGCCGTTCATACTCTCGCCGAAGCCTACGCCCACGCCTTCACCCATATTCGTACCGATTTCGGCGAATACGGTAGAAGGGGAGTGAATACCGAAGAAGTTTTTAATTCCGTCTACAAGGGAAGAAGCCCAGCCGGATACCTTTTCCCATAGCCAGCCCGCCGCGCTTGAAATACCTTCCCACAAGCCGTGAAGAAGGTTCGCACCCGCCTTCACCATTTCACCGACAAGGGAACCGAACGCCGAAACGATCCCGCTAACGATTTGCGGAACCGCTTTGACAATTTCGGCTATAATTGTCGGCAAATTCTGAATGAGTGCCACGAAAAGCTGAACGCCAGCTTGAATAATTTGTGGGATATTCTTCACAAGTGCGTTTACAATCCCGCTGATAATCTGCGGGATTGCCTGTACGATCGTCGTTATAATCTGCGGAAGTGCTTGTATCAGCGCCACAAGAAGGTCGATACCCGCTTGAATGATAAGCGGTATATTTTCAAGAAGCGCCGTAATAATCCCGTTTATGATCTCCGGAATAGCCGCCACAATCGTTGCTATGATTTCCGGAAGGGCGGTAATAAGGGAAGTTAGAAGGTCGATACCCGCTTGAATGATCTGCGGGATCGACGAAAGCAACCCGTCAATAAGGCTTGTAATCAGCGTAGGAAGCGCCGCTACAAGAACGGGGATCGCGTTTATGATACCCTGCGCCAGCCCTGTAACAAGCTGTAATGCGGCATCTATCAGCAACGGGATATTGTCGATCAGCACTTGCACAATATCGGCTACAAGCTGAACCAACGAAGGAACAAGCGTCGGCAACGCTTGCGCTATTCCCGTCGCGATATTCGCGATCATCTGAAAAGCAAAGTTTATAAAGGTCGGTAGCATTTCGGTTAGCTTTTGGATCGCAAACGTCACCATTCCCAGCAAGCCGTCTGTAAACTGCTGTGCCGCACCTTCTGCGCCCGTCAGCGCTCCCACCAAACCGTTCCCGATAAGCTCGACAAACGGCGTTATCTGTTGCAGAAGCTCCGCCGCAAGCTGTTTTAGCTTTGTAACGATCGGTTCAGCGATCGCTCCCAATTCTGCCATAGCGCTATTAAGGGAAGCCGTCGCCTTTTGTGCGTCGATAATATCGCCGTTTACCTCTCTGTATTTCTCCGCCGCGTCGGAATATAGCCCGTTCAGCGTTTTTGTAATCAGCGCTTGCCGTTCTTGTTCTGTACTGCACTTGTCAAGACTGGCTTGAAATTCATCTTCCGAAACGCCCGCCCAATTCAAAGCGTCAGCAAGCCCGCCCGTAATCGCGCCCGTTTTCGCGGTTTCGTTTGCGGCTTCGGTCAAGTTTTCAATAGGCAAGCTGTCGCCGAAGGTCGCATATACGCCCGTTGCTATATCCGTCCACGTTGCAAGCTCTTTTTCGTTTTTCGTCAGTTTTGCAAGGTGGGCGGCGGCTTCGGTCGCCTGTCCGTCGTCGCCAAGAACGCCGTACAACTCCGTATATGTTTTCTTTGCATCTTCCGCCGAATGCCCCGCCGTTGTGAAGCCTGTTTCCAGTTTCCCCATATTTACGCGGGCTTCGCGGGTGCTTTCTGCAAGCCCCAAGAACGCACCTGCCGCCGCACCGATTGCCGCACCCATTGCGGCAACCCCTGCGCCGATCGCTTTTCCCACCTTGCCTACGGTATCGCCAACGCTCTCCCAATCAATCTTTGACTTTTTCAGTTTTTCGGAAGTGTCGTCGATTTCCTTTTGAATTTTCACCATATCGGCTTTTGTGTTATTCAAAGCCGTTTGCATTTTTTGATATGCGGGATTTGTCGGTTCGATCCCGCCGTCGCGCATTTTCTTCAAGGCATCTTCTGCGGCTTTTGCCTTTTTTGCCTGTTCTTCAAGCGATTTTTTTAGAATATCCTGCTTTCGCGTCAGCGCGTCTATGCTTTCCGCATTGTCGCCGAATTCAGCCGTCGCCAGCTTCATTTCCGATCCGATTTCGCGAAGGGAAGTGTTGATACCCTTACAGGCGGAACGATATTCTTTTTCGCCTTCAAGAATAATTTGCGATTTGATTTGTTCTTCCTTCGCCATTTACAACCCTCCTAACACGTCGTCAATATCGGCTTCCGGCTCTTCCGGCTTGAAGCGATCCGGATTGAATTGTTTGTGTATTCTAAAAAGCGTCAAAATCTTATACGGTGTCATTCGCCATACTTCGGCTTCGCTCCACCGAAGAAGCGTAACGCCGATATAAAGAAGGCGGGCAAGGTCGATTACTCCTTGCCCGCCGCCGCGTTTTTTCCGTTTTCGTTGTCCTCTTCGTCGTCCTCTTCCTCTTCATCGTCGCGGGTGGGCGGCTCTTCCGTTCCGTTATTACCCATCGAAAACGCTTTGAAGATAGAGGATTTCACGTCAAGGAAATTCCCTGTATGAATGAGTTTGCCCACCTGTTTTTCGGTAAGCTCTTCTTCGCCGTCCTCTGCTCCCTCATTCAGAAGCAGGGTAAGAAGCCATCGAAGGTTTTTAATGCTGTCCTTTCCGGAAAGCGCTTTATCAAGGCGATCGAAGCCGCCGAATTTATCTTGCATTTCGTCGATCACGTTCAAACTGAAAAGAAGGTGTCTTTCCTTGTCAAGCGTGATCGGGAAGCGTCCGTCTTTAATTGCACTCATAAAATAATAAGCGGGAAGCCGTTTCCGGCTCCCCGCTGTACCTCCTTTCTTGTTATGCCGCCGCGTTGTTCGGCTCTCTTACCGTAGTAAACCACGCCGCCGCTGCGCTCTCCGTAGGCAAAGCGACGTGTTCCGCCTTCCACAACCCGTCCGAACGTTTGATAAACTGTCCGACGATCTCCGGCGTAGTAAATTCGATACTATCGCCCTTTGTCGTGTAGTTTTCGGACGGGATTGCAAACTTCACCTTGTAAAGCCAAATGTACTTATAGGTTCCGCCCGCTTTCTTCGCGCGGAAGCCGATTGCGAAATAAGGCGGTTCGTCTGTGTCTGCGCCGTAAACCACCTTGTCGTCGTCCTGCTTCTGTCCAAGAAGGGCGGCAAGGTCAGCCGGAAGAAGGTCGTTGACGTTCAGTGTCAATTCTCCCGATACGAATTCCTTTACTACTTCGTCGGCTCCGTCGTCTGCGTAAAGGATCGCTTCCGCAACTTCCACGGAAAGCTCCGCCGAAATTGCTTTCGCCATTTTTACGGGCGTTCCGTATTCTTCTGCGCCGTCGTCGCCAATCGTAATAGGTGCGCGGTAAAGATCGCGCAATCCGATTGTTGCCATAGTCTTATACCTCCATATACTTAAATTCCACGGGGATATGATAATAACCCGTGCTTTCCTCGAACACTTCCGGATCAAACGTGATCCCGTAGAACCCCGCTTCCTTCAATGCTCGCTTTGCGCTCCGCATAAGCGCGATATAATCCACGCGGGAATAAATATCCGCCCTGTATGTGAATTCTTCCGCGCCGCTTTCATCGTCTGAAAAGTGCGTATCCTGTCCCACGACAATTTGATACGTGATAAAGGTTTTTGCCTTTCCGTCGTATTTCAGTCGTTCAACGGGACAACCCAGCTTTTCAAGCGTTGTTTTCACAAGTGTATCAACGTTCATTCTGCTTCGCCTCCCATACGCGGCGCATTTCTGCATTTACAGCGTCAGCCACCTTTGTGTTCGCCGCCGTGAACCACGGGCGCGCTGGCATATTCTTTCGCCCGTATTGCAGGACAAAGCCTTTTGTCGCGTTGCGTACCCCGTGCCGATCCTTTCCGTCCGGATATACTTCAACCATCTTTGCGTCGTCCCGCTCCTTGATTTTGGATACGATAACCGATGCGGCAAGATCGCCCGTACTTCTTCGGCTCCGAAACATTTTCCGGATTTCCGCTTTCTGTGCTTCCTGCATTACCGCGCCGCCAGCTTTCAGCATTTCCGGCACGGCTTCTTCCGCAATCTGCGCTTTTTGAAGCATTCGTTCTTGCAGATCGTCAAGCCCTACAACGTTAAACTTCGCCATTTCCGCCGCCTCCTTCCTCCGCTCCGTTCTGCGCTTCTGGAAAGCTGGAAAGCGTCAATTCCACAAGCTCTCCGTCGTTATGAATGTACGTCCGAAGAATGCGATAACGCTTCCCGCTCGAAACGGGATATTCTGCGATCGTTTCGCCGTTGTATTCCATTGCGTAAACGTCGAACTTTACTTCGGCGACGTGTCCAGCCATTTCCGCTTTGTAGAATTCTGAATACCCTACGGATTTTTTATCGGCGAAAACCGTTGTCGCCGTTTCCGGCTTCATTATCGGGAAGCCGTGTTCGTTCGTCCGCTCCGAAGTTTCGGAAAGCGCAATCAGCGTTATTTGATCTCTCCAGCCCATTATCCGCCACCGCCTTCCGTATAGTCATCGGACAGCGACAAGGCGCATTTCAAGTAATCGTATGCTTTTCTGTGCCTTTCGCCTTCGCCGCCGAAGTTATCTTCGGATTTCGCGTATAGAATAATCGCGCGGTCTAAAAGAGGATCGCCCAGCGTTTCGCTGGACGATCCCGCATTTTCCGGAACGTTGATACCGACAAGCCGAAGATCAGCGATACCGGAAGCAATATAATCTTCGATTTCGTCGTTAAATACGGCGGCTGTTTTCCGCAAAGCCAGCTTTACCTTGTCAAGCATCATCGTTCAGCCCTCCATTATGCGTCGCCTTTAACCAGCTTCACGAAGGCTTCGCCGATCGCGGGCGTGCAATCGAAGATCGCAATACCGCTGTATTTGTAACTGTTCGTATCGATGTCATAGGCGTTCTTCACGTTAATATCTTCCGCAAGGTTTGCGCATACCTTCTTGAAGTCGCCCAAGAAGGCTTCGTGTTCCTTCACGTAGTCGGACAGAAGAACCGGATAGCCGTAAACGAAGTAGCTGTTGCCCTGCACGGTTACAATATGGTTCTTGCTGGTGTCCTGCAACGGCATAAAATCCGTAAACAAGGTTTTCTTGCTCATAACGAATTTTGCGTTACGGTCGTATCCAGCGTTCAGAAGCCCGATCAGCGTTTGCACGTTTGCGGCGGTAAGGGAACCGGCTTTTGCTACGGTAACGCTGTTCGTTGCGCCCCAAGTGTTTGCCTTGTCAATGCCCTTCGGCTGGGAAGAACCTGTTCCGTTAATGAAGAAATCTTCAACCTTGCGGGCGATCGCCTCTGCAAGCATATCAACGATCCAGTTTTCAAACGCCGCAATGCTCATTGTCATAACGGTATCGGAAATCTGAACCAGCTTGATAATCTCGTATCCGGTCAGCGTTACGGTGGTAAGGGTATCAGCCGCCGCCGTAATAGCTGCGTTTTCCTTATGGATCGCCGCATCGTTGTTCGTACCCTCAACGGCGAACTTCACCGCGCCTTTGACGTGCAGAAGGGTAACTTCGTTCAGCATCGGTGCAAGTTTCTTTACCTTGCTGATAATCTCGTTCGCGGTCTGTGTCGGCACAACCTCCGCGCCCGTGCCGCTGGCATTCGCGTATGCGCGCTTCTCTGCGTCGGTAAGAGGAAGGCGGCGAAGGTTTTTCAGCCACGCGGAACGGTATTCGGGCGTACCGAAGGGATCGTCCGGATCGGCGTTGTCCTGTTTCTGCTCGAAGGTGCGGGAAACAATGCCCGCGCCCTTTGCGATATTGTCCAGAATGCCGTTGCGCTTCTCTGCGGCGGCAATCAGTCCGGCGCGCTCTTCGGTAAGCTCTTTTGTTTCCTTCTCCAGCGCGTCGATTTCCTCGGCTTTCATAGCGTCGCCGCGCTCTTCGATCTCCTTCTTGATAGCCGCAAGGCGGGCTTCAATCTCTTTAATTCTCATTGTGTTAAACCTCCATCATAAGTTTGATTTTTAGAATTTGCTTCCGGCGCTCCAGCCGCTCCTGCTGTTCTCTCTCGATCACTCCGTCGAAATAAGAACGCGCCGAAATATCGGTATCGCCGTTCGCCGGATAAGATACCGCCGAAACGTCGTAAACCTTCTTGATCTTCAAGATTGTTCTTGTGTGCGTGTCTTTGTTATATGCGTCCTCTGACACGGTGAACGCCCACGACATTTTGCAAATAAGCCCCGCGTCAATGCTTGCATAAAGTCGCTTCGCCTCTTCCGTAAGGCTCAAATTTGCGGCAATAAACAAGCCGCCGTCCTGCGGTTCCAAAAGCAGGGAAGGCGGCTTATTCTTTGCCATCTTGTTTCGGGCGAATACCATTCCGGAATGGTCGAACTGCATAATCACGTCGGACAGGTCAGCGCCCACAAGGGCGTTGCGGTCGATTACCTCGCAATATTTGATCCCGCCGTATTCGTACATAACATACGGCTTATCAAACGTCGTTGCGAAGCCTTCGACGTAGAAATCTGTATCAAACCTCTTGTTCTCCGTCCCCTGTGGGATCATCAACGGCTGGAACATTTGACGGTATTCCCGCCCCTTCACTACTGGCATTCGGTACAACCTCCTTTCCCAATTCTGATACTTCCGCGTATTCCTTGCGAATATAATACTTGTCCCCACCTTCGACGTGCGACATATTCCAAATATCCATAACGCCGTTGCGGTTGAGCAAGCCGCGGTCAAATAGTTGTGTGCTGATATTCAGCTTTGTATTATTGCTTGCGTATTGAAGCCTGTTCGCGGTAAACGTGATCGCGTTCCCGAAGGACAATTCCCGCTGTGTATAGGTCATATTCGACATAACCAGCGAAAGCTGAATTGCGAAAGGCTCGATCTTGCCTTCGTAATAAGCGTTCCATTCGTCCTCGTTATAGCTGTTCTGAATAATTTTCGCGTTTGTCCCGAAGTAGTTAAAAACATTTTCGTTGATCTGCGCCATCTGCGCCGCGTTCACGGTGAACGGCTTGCTTTCAATCGGTTTCACGTCCGCGAATTTGCTATCGTAGATCACCATACCGGATTGATTATCCGCCGAAAGGTTATCCGCCGTGAAGCGTTTTCGCTCTTTCGTAATATCTTCCGGTTTTAGCATATTCGCAACCTTCGCCAAGAACCGGACGGAAGCCGAATTTTTAACGCCGTTGATAATGCCTTGATTTTGTGTATGGATCAACTGCATTGTAGGGCGAAGCGCGGCGTTGCTCTCTCCGAAGAAGTCGTCCTTGTACTGAAATTGCGTCAACACGCCGACGCGCTCGAACTCGATTGCCGCTTTCTGCCCGTTTGCGAAGGTGTACCGCAAGAATGGCGCGCCCTTGTATTCTACAACCTCACAACGCTGGGGAAGTAGGGGATAATAGCCCGCTATTCCTCCGTATTCATCTTCGATCGGAACAATAAACGCCGTATTATTCACCGAAAGGATCGTTGCGATCCTGTAAATAAATTTCGACGTGTCCATAAATGGATTAGGGCGGAACTGCAATACCCTTTCAAGGTTCTTGTACGCTGTCCCGCTGATCTCCGGTTTCAGTTTTGAACAGAAATTCGCGAACGAATGAATAGCCGCCCGCGTAAGCTCCATTTCGTAAAGGCTTTCCGGCGCGTTCGTGAAAACGGGCGAATACCCGTTAAGCATCTTGAAGTATCCTTCCGCTTGAATATCCGAACGTGGCTTCCGGAAAATCGTTTCAAAAATTCCCATAGTTTTTATCACCCCGCATTTTTCAGCATTTCGCCGATCTCGTTATAATACTTCTGCCGTACCGTCATAGCGTCAATCACGGAAACGAAGCCATCAATACGCGCCCGCTGTTCAATCTTTACCGGACGGAACTTCCGCGTTTCCATATTGTGTTTTAGCGCAACTGGTGCTAGAATATAAATAGTACAAGTCAAAATGAGAATTCCTTATAAGAAAAATCATGGTACAATGTAGGTACCGCACTGAAGGAGGATCTCATTAT